TGCTGCGTTAGTCTCGCTTGTTGAGGCATTGCTCGCAGAAGTGCTTGCTTGTGAGGCTTTTGTCGAAGCTGTACTCGCAGAACTGGCCGCATTGGTTTCAGAAGTCGAAGCGTTACTGGCAGAGGTTGAGGCTTCACTGGCCTTAGTGGTGGCTGCCGAGGCACTACTAGCTGCATCAGTAGCCGATGTAGCAGCATTAACCGCTTGCTGTGTTACTTCGTTAATTGTCGCATCAGTGGTAGAGTCGCCTGTACCACCTGTGCCTCGATAGATTCCCATAGTGTTTCCTTATTTAACGTGCTGACGTTCGGTTCTTACGTGCTTCCTTAACCCTAGCACGTTCTTCTGCTTTAAGTAGACGTTCAAGCTCTGCAATACGTTTATTACGAGCTGCATTAGGGCCAACACCTTCAATACCTCTTGCCTTACCTTTTGTTATTACTGGATGAGGGGCTGCTGATACACGTACCCTATTCGTATTAACAGGTCGAGTTGAAGGGCCAGTAGATACCTTACGAGCTGGAGCTGGAGCTGTGCCACCAGATGGATGCCCAACTAGAGGCTTCTTGCGTTTAGCAACAGGACGTTTCTTTGCAACTGTAGATGTAGGTTTTGTACGTACAGTGCCACCACTCTTGGTCTTAACTACAGAACCTCTAACAGTTTGTCCTGCTTTATTCGTAGTAGACTTAGTTCTAACCGCATTACCTTTAGGATTAGCAGTTAGTTGATTTAATTTGTATTGAAGTCGCCCAATGGTTTGAGTAGACTTACCAGCCGCCTTAGCTGCTGCAATCTGTGCTTTAAGTTCTTTCTTCTGTTTGAAGGTTGACATTATATTTTCCTTTGAATAAAAGAAAGGGGAACTCCCTAGAAGTCTAAGCAGTTCCCCTTGAGAAGGCTAAAATTCTAGCCTAATGTGTTTACGCAGGAAGCGCAACAGCGACAGCAGAGGTGTCACGCAACACGCCAGTACCATAGATGGTATCTGAAGTGAATAGGTCAGCCAAGAACTCTTGCTTGTACTGAGTCTGTGAACGTACACTCATTTGTTCAGCGAATACAAAAGCATCCTTATGCATGAACAAACCAAGCTTGTTGGCACCGTCAACTGGGCAGTTGTTACTAATGTAAACGTCTACACCATACAAGTTACCAATCTTACCATTAACAACAGTCTGGCCACTTACGAAGTCAGAAGAAGTATAACGATCAATACCCATAATGCTGTTACGAGCAGATGGAGGAAGGATCAATGAACGACCATCCATAGGTACGTCAAGATCATCCAAGTGCTGTACTAGGTTACGGAAACCAGCATCGTTAAATGCTTGAGTAGTACCAGTGTAGTCAGACAATGTACCATCAGCAGCCATTTCCTGAGCTTTAGCCCAAGTAGAGCCGTTGCCGCCATTAGCAGACTTACCTAGGTCAAAGATATCATCTTCAACCTTCTTAGACAATGCATAACCAGCATCACCAGTATAGAACTTACGCATAGAAGCTTGAGCTTGAATGTCAGTAATGTCCTCAATCATACGAGAGTATTCAAAATGCTTGTCGATCAAAATAGACAACTGAGTAGCAGTGTCGTTCTGAACAGTAACAGCTTGACCAGAGGTCTTAGCGTGTGCAGTACCACGATTAGGCTTAGGGATGAAGATAGTATCACCCTTCTTGCCAGACATGGGCATCTTGTTTACTAGGTTTGCAACAACCAATTCCTTCTTGTAAGAAGCAATGATCTCGTCACTCCATAACTCAGGGATGAAAGATGCAGAAGTTGCGTTAGTTTGTGTACCGCCTTGGGCGGGATAAGTAGCAGTAGTCATAATATTTTCCTAAATAAATTATCGAACTCTACCTTCAGCGTAAGCTTGTGTAATCACATCGCTGTTAGCTAGGTATCGTTCAGGTTCGTGTTGCATCATATGTAAAATCTCAGACCGTTTGAGAAACTTCTTGGTAGTCGATTCACCTGAACCTCTTGCCGAACCATTGCTACCACTCTTCAATGAACGCTTTCGTTCTTGTTCTGTGTTAGCTTTAGCTTGACCGATTAGTTCCTGCTGTTCCTTCCAAGTTGTGAATAGATCATCAGCCGCATCGAAGTCAAATCCATCATTAGCTTTTTGTAGCTTAGATGTACGTGACTTAGACTTTTCAACCCATGTACGAAAATTCTCATCGTTGACAATTTCCATTGCATCTGGATGGGCGTTAAAGATTGCTTCCTTAGCTTCAAGCTGGGCTAGCTTCTTCGTTGCTTCTCCTGCTGCTTTGAGTGCAGGGTGATTCTCTAACTTCTTATCAAGAGTTGCGTTAGGATTCTCTAAGAAATCCAAGTCGCTAATCTCGACATTCTCTTCTGGTTGCTTAGTGGCTGACTGATTCATAATGAAATCATCTACCAGCTTTCTCAACTCACCTACCTCGTTACCCTGACGACCTGAAAGCTTCTCAGCTTCTTGGTGCATCCGAACTAACTCGGCAGCAGACTTACCTTTGTACTTCTCAGGAACTTCGTCTTCCTGTTCTACGGGATCTCCTTCAACAGGCTCCGTATGTAAAGTATCTAGGCTTTGATATTCCTCGTCATCTGCTAGTTGAGGCTCGTGGTTGCCATCTAAAAGTTCTGCCATGTGTGCTCCGTACCTAAAGGTATTGTGGAATAATATTATGTGAGGTTGCTTCTAAGAAGTCTCACGCTTTCGCTCAATCGCAATCTGTTTTTGGCGTTGCTTTGCCCATTTAATCGTAGCCCCTGCAAAGTCTCCTGAGTGGGGGTCTAGATTACTCCTAGGCGCAGCTAGTTTTCGATTGGATTGTTGGTTACACTTAGAGCATACACTTATCCGAGTATCGGAGTGTACATACTTCTCTTCAATGCTACCGCATTCACTACATTCAAAATCAAATACGCGAATCATTTAAGAAATCTTCATATGAGTTGCGTATACCATCTTCAAACCTTAGTAGTTTTCCGATGATGTCTAACTGACCTTGCCTGTAGTGTAATTCTTTCTCTGTCTTACATGTTACAAGATCCCGAAGAGTCTCCTCAGAGTCTCCGAAGTCTTCAAGTAAGATTTTCCATCCCTCTGTCATAAAGACATCAATGAGGGACTCGTAATATTTTTCTAATTCTTGATCTATATCTGTTGACATAGCGTTTCTCCTGTAGTAGGACGCTGATTTAGCGTGGACTATAGCATAATACTATATAAAAGTCAAGTATTATTTTAACTTATTTGCTAACCACGCATTTGTCTATCAACGATAGCCTCTTTACTGGCGATCTCACGCTCCTTGAGAACTAACTCAGCAACCTTAGCCCGTTTAGTGAACTCTTTTTCATCCTCATCACCTGATTGAATGTTAGTCGTAAGTACTTTAAGGCGGTCAGTCTCAGCTTCCATAGGCAAGAGTTCAGTTTCAGTAGATATTTTGGATGCCCTGACTTGAGATTCCTGTGCCTGTCCTTGAAGTACAGCGATATAAGCTTCCTTCTGTTTCACTTCCATCTCCGCATTAGCCTGAGCTACTGGATCTGGCTTACTCGCCTCCTCTAGTTTAGCAATTAATGATTCACGATTAGCTAAATTCATGTTATCAACGATAGAACGTACCAATTCAGGGTACATAGGAGTATCAGGTGACATTGTTTGGAGCAACTGTACTAGCTGAGTAACTTCGTACTCTCGTGCAATAATGCCTAGAGAGGAAGAAGGAATAAACTTGTAGTCTCCAGTAGGGTATTGCTCTGGATTATACTGCATATAACGCCAAGCAGCAGCCTGTACAAAAGGAATTAGGAAACTCTCTTGGAAATTAATTAACGTCCGTTTGTGGCGTTTGATTATTGCACCAAGACCCATAGAGATAGCGCCAGCGGCTGCATCCCCGTTAACCACACCAGCCATCCCTGTGCTATCAATAGCTCCCGTAGCATTCTGAACCATCCGTTGAAGACTATCAGCCTGACTAAAGGTAATATTATCCACATTACCGAAATGCATAGGAGAAAGAATCTCATTTGGATTTCCGTTAGTGAGTATAGTTTTTCCTGGCTTCACTTCCATCTTAGCGCCACGCGGCATACGAGAAGCATCAATAGCCATCATAGGATGTACTGTGAGAGCCAACGCGTCAATACGCGCACGTAGTTCTGTGTCTAATGCTTTCTGACTGTTATAACCTTTCTCGCAGATACCACGGCCCCAAAAACGACTAGGCACTGTATCCCAAGGGAAAGCTACAATAGGCCGATCTTGCATCATGTAGGGGTTTTCTTCAAGCTTGAGAATGGTGTCGCCATTAGCAATGACAGCAACAACCTCAACATATAAAGAGCCATTCTCTGTGTGACTCTCTGACAGAGAAACAACTTCTTCCTCATCAGAATACAAATAGTTATCTAGAAGCTCACGAGGAATTAAACCATAATACTTTGTTAAACGTACACGATCATCCTCATATTCATCAATATCATCTTGTGCTTCAAGGAATGAGTGTGTAGCTGTCGAGTCTAAGTCAACATCTTCATATACACCTTCCTCTATAAGAGTCTCCACCTGATGTAGGGGAACAAACTCGTCAATTGCTACTCCAAGCGCCTCATCTATTGAGGCCGAGGTAGGATCAATAAGGAAGTTCTGAGGCAGAACAGGCCGTATAGTACAAGTGACCTCCTGAGTTTCCATAACACCAAAGGTCTGCATTTGCCCTTCTAGAGCAGGCTTCTGCATAGGCTTCCTACGTGTCTTCTCTTGGAGAACAATCTCACCAATACCTGTCCCGAACACGGCAGAGTTTACAATACACTCAGCAATAGCTTTACGTGTCTTATTCAACGCAAACTCTTCGGTCAACTTGTTGCGTAAGTATTCGATGTCACGACCATCTTTGTCATTCATATCGTCTTTGATATCGAAGAACTTACCACGCCCAAATGTAGCCTCCTCTACTTCTGCTACACTACTTTCAACAGCTTGTTGTAAGGCAGGGCTAATTAAACGAGAGCGTTCACTGGAACGTAAGCTATCAGCTCCTGACCAGATACCTCGCCATAGACGGTTGTACTCATCAAACCTAGCTGAGTAATTTGATTCAAAGTGATCACGCCAGCTATTACACTTGTCCATGATCCAGCTCTCGGCTGTCTCTTCAATTAGTAGTTCGTTTTCTGACATAATTAGTATCCTGCTACCGCATCCATAAATTCATAATCATCTTCCTCAAAATCAAATGCATAACTAACTTTAGCAAGTTGGTCAATATAAGATAAGGAGTCTATTAAATCGTCGTGTACTAGGTGGTTAGGAAACTGGAATAACTGATCTAAGAACTCAGAGTTCCACTCACCTTCATTAAGAGTAATCTGTCCGTGTTCAAAGCGGCCTTGTAAAGCCCATGTAATACGATCAGTCTTTCTCTTGTTGCCATGAGTCAATTCCTCTATACGAAAGAAGGATTGATTCTGTTTCATTAAGTCTGTTAGGTAAGGGTGTACAGCATTCTTCAGTGCTCCTTTCTCTATTCCAGTAGCTAATGGCTGGTAGTCTCGGACAGCTTGAAATATCTTCTCTGCTGTCTTCTTAACGTCCCAACGACCATATATAATATTATCTACCCACCAACCATCCACCCCTGCTTTAACAATAGAGATGGAGGTTGTATCCAACTTCTTTTGTTTAGAGGTAGTAGCTTTAGCAATATCAGCAAAGCCTGCAAGGTCAACTGCAATATAGTAGTCACCCTCAACAGGTTCCTCAGTATCAAACTGAATCCAATCCTCACTGAAGATAGCACCGCCAGCAGCTTCAAAGGAGGCTAGGAACTCTTGACGGAATGCAAAGGATGACATACTGCCTTTAGCAGCTTCAATCTCTTCAGGGTCTAATAGGTCATTATCATAAGAAGTAAAGTGCCAACTCTCAAAGGTAGGATCATCTCCTTGTCCATGACGATATAAGTCATAGAAATGGTTACGTCCCATAGGAGTACCAATGAAGATTGCTCGACCCTTTTGGTCAGCCAGTGCAGGACGTAGTATCTGTTCCCACACCTCTGGCTTCATGTCAGCATATTCATCCATAACCAAGAACTTTAGGCTAACACCACGCATAGTCTCAGGTCTATCAGCGCCTTTAAGAGCAATCGTAGTACCATTCACTAACTTAATCTGTAAGTTGTTTATGTGACTACTCTTAATAACTGTGTGGCCTAACTCCATTAGAGTTTCCCACATGATATCACGCGCCTGTCCCTGAGTAGGGGCAACATAAAATACGTGTCCCTTAGTTGCCTGTAGACCTTCAATTATTAAGGCCCACGCTGCTAACCTACTCTTACCACAACGCCTCCCTGCTGCAACTACCTTAAAGCGGTGAGGGTCATTGAATACTTCTTGCTGCCAATCTAGTAACTCTACGTTAAGATCAGTCATTGTTATTCAAGTGTCTCGTATTCTTCAGGAGAGAAAGTAAAGGCTGACCACAATCGACGCATCATGTGTGGTTTGGAAGGTTTCTCATACAGATCCGAAAATGATTTGGCTAAGGATGTAGCAAACATGGGATCTACCATCTCGGCTTTTAATTCCTTACGGTCATTCTCATTCATTGCTTGTACCCAACCAGACTCTGCATTCTTCCTCACTTGCATAGGCCGATCACCCATGATAGAGCCTAAAGCAAAGTCGATCTGAGAAGACTTATCATCTGTTTTCTCATTGTCTATCAACCACTGCTTATAGTAAGGTTTCATGTAATCAAACTGGAATAGACCATACCCATTGCCACCCTTCTGCTGAGTGTCATGCTGATATGTGCCACCTGTCTCTATATCAATATTAGCCATAACAGCACCAATAGCATCAGGTGATAGTCCTTTACCCTTTAGTAACCTGTAGACTTCCGCAGCATGGTTAACTTCACTCGACATCTTCG